TGGTAGACGTCGGCCTGTCGCTTCGTGACGTCGTACAGCGAGGCCAGCGCCTCGGCCGACACGTTGACCAGATTCCCCTTGAGCAGCCCGGACGGGAGTTGCCCGAGGGTGGCGACGTGCTCGATAGCGGCGTCGAGGGCACTCAGATGACCGTCCACCGTGGTCTGATGGAACTCGCCGAACTGCGCCGTGGGCTGGTCGGTCGTCCACAGACGGTCAACGGCCGCCTGAAAGGTCTCGATCGGCTGCCCGTAGTTCGGGTTCGGAACGTCGATCAGCGGCGGGTTGGCCTCGGGATCGGCCGGCGCGTTCGGGTCAAAGGACGGGTTCGGTATCTGGACCGTCTGGTTCTCGTCGGTCGGGATGACCAGACCAGTAGCCCAACGCTGGCGGAACGACGCGAAGTGCATAGCCATGGACAGGGCGAACACGCTGTCGTTGATCCGGTCCTGCGGGATCACCAGGGGCCGGATGATGCCGGTTGGCTTCCCGTCGAGCCGGTCGCGGAAGCGGACCATCGGCGTAACGCCGAGGCCGTGCGCCTCGGGGGGCGAGGCGAGCCGGTACTCGGAGCCGGAGCCGACGACGGTATACACGTTCTCGTCGTCGATGATCTCCCAGATGGTGTCACCGGACATGACCTTGCCACGGTGGCGTAGCCCGTACTGCGGCCACTCGTCGTCTTCGTCCTCGTACCAGGCCATTGACCGCAGCGGGTCGAGGGGCCGGATGACCGGGGTTGTCGAGCCGTCCTTTTTGGCCTTGCCGGGCAGAACAAGGACGTAGCTTGCGCCGTACTCGATCGCGCCGCGGTGGGCGATGGTCTGGCGGGCGTCAAGCTTGTTCGCTTGCCAGTAGTCCCACGCCGAGGCGTTGTCCTTCTCGCCGGTCTGGCGGTACCCGTCGACAAACAGGAGCTTGACGAACGTGTCGCTGACCCTCGGGAGAATGTTCGTGATGCTGCGCTTGGCCATGATCAGGTATTCGGCCCGGTGCTCGCGCGGCATGTACGGCAAGTCATGGTCCCCGGCGAGGTACCGGGCGACGACGCCGTGATGACCGCTGCGGGACACGGCCTCGGCATGCTGCGCGATGAGGTCTGCGGCCAGCGCGGCAGGGTTGCGGATGATGGCCACTGCCTCACTCCTCCTAGGTGGTCTTGGCTGCTCGGGCCTTCGCTTCGGCAGCGGCGACGGCGGCGAGATACGCGGCGGTCTGCTGCTGCGCGAGGGCAGGGTTCCGGCGGCCGTAACCGGTCAGCACGCCGACGCCGCCGCGCTTCGCGAGGGCGTTCGTGCCGGTGATGCACGTCGCGGCCATGCGGGCAAGCAACATGGCGGCCAACGCGTCGACCTTGTGCGGACTCTCCCGCGATTCCTTGCCAAAGCTGATCCCCCATCGGCCGGGCCGGCGTCGGGCGTTCAGGACGTGTCGGCGAAGGCGCGGGTCGGCGTTGTGGGGAAGCGCCTTGTCGCATATGGCGCGGTGAAGCGCCTCGGTCGCGCGGACGGTGTCGGCGCCGTGGGCGCGCATGTCCCACGCGACGGCATGCTTCGCGGTGGCCTTGTGATACAGCCGCTCGCCGTAGGTGTCGCGCCAGTGGTCAACGTCGGTTTCCCACTCGGCGACGTCGGCGAAGAACGCGACAACGTCGAGGGTCGCGAACGCGTTGTCGACAGCGCCCCGGACGGCCTCGCGATTGACTTCCCAGCCCTCGCCCGCGGCGCCCTCCGGGCGTTCCCACAGGCCGAGGATGAACGGGGCGCCGTCGCGGACGCGGATAGCGACCAGGGCCGTACTGTCGTCGGTCCGGCCGCCGTCGAAGCCGAGGCACACGGTGTCGCCCTTGCGCCACTGCCCGGGGTTCGCGTGCTTCAGCGGCGCGAGGTCCGGCAGGGCGTTGGCGTCCCACTCACCAGCCGAGGCCCACGCGTCGGCGGCGTCCACGATCTGATTGAGGTAGAAGCGGCAAGAGTCCTCGACCGGGGTGTCAGGCGAGTAGATCTCGCTGATGAGGTCGTCGAACTCGACCCACGCGGCGGCGTCGCCGTAGGCGCAGCGCAGGGCGGCGCGTAGCGTGTCCTCGCTGGCGAAATCCTCGTCGGTGAGGGCGGGCGCCTCGGTGCTGTCGTAGAGCAGGTCAGAACGGCGCGTGCGGCCCTCGACCTGCGCAAGGTGTGCGTCGAAGTAGTCGCGGCCGACCGTGTCCTGTGCCGGGTTGTGGGCGTTCGTGGTGACGATCGAGCGGCCCCGGACCTTCGCCAGGTTGCGGCGGATGACCTTCGCGAGGTTCTTCCCGCCGTTGCCTAGGGTCCAGTGGTGGACCTCGTCCATGACGGCGAAAGTCGGGCGGGCGCCTTCCTGCGTGGCCGGATTGGTCGTGATCGGGACGAGCTTCCCGCCGCCCGCGACGAAGATGCGGGTAATGCCGACGTCGAGGCCGAACTCTTCGGCGAACTCGCCGGAGATCATCGCGCGGACGGCGTCGAGGGTGTTTGCGGTCTGCGTCTCGGAGACACCAGCGATGACGACCCACGGCGAGGCGTGCGGGCGGCCGATCGGGTCGCCGTTGTGGTCCCAGCCGGCGAAAACGACGGGGCCGACCAGTTCCGCGAGGCAGAGGGCGCCGAGAAACGGCGACTTACCCCACCCCTTCGCGCGACGGAGCACGCCACGGCGGAAGCGCCAGCGGCCGGTGCCCGGGGCGACGGCGTAGAACCAGAGAATGAAATTCTTCTGTTCGCGGGTCAGGCGGAAGGGCTCGCCCGCGTGATCGCCGTCCGGCTGGATGAGCCACGATTCGATGAACTCGATCACGCCCCACCCGAGGGTAGGCAACGCGGGATCGAACCGGTCGAGGGTGCGTATGGGCTTGAGGGACACGCGGGGGCCTGCCTCGTCGTGGGACGCGGGGCCTGCCTTCGCGTCAGTCGTCGTCGTCGGCCTCGGAGAGCCATCGCTCGCGGGCGGCGGCGATGCTGGTGACTGAAGCCATGCCGGGGGCGCCGTCCTCGGACGGGTCGGCGTCGGTGAAGCGGATTCGGGCGCGCTGGCGGTCCGTGAACGTCGCGCCGAGGCGTTCCTCGTTCATGCGAACCTCGCTGAGGATCTTTGTCCGCTCGCCCGGCGAGAGTTCGCGGTCGAGCAGCATTTCGCGCAGCGGCGCGAGGTCGGCGAGGCGCTGCCAGTCGGTCCCTTCGAACGCGGCGGCCTGCGGCTGCTCGCGCCAGGTCTCCCACCACGCGATGACCGGCTCTGGCCAGTCGGCGCGGAAGGTCGCGGCCTCGATCGTCGGGCCGAAGACCTCGCCCGTGCGCTCGAACACGCGCTCGCCGGGGCCGGTCGGCGCGTTGCGGCGGCGCCGCTGGTCGGCGGGCTTCGGCGCGTGCGCGGTACCTCTGGCCATGCGGTCACCCCCTCGGGCGGGTCGAAGTGTCGAGCCCCGTCAGCACGGACGGGCCGCCGATACGGGGTTTGCTGGTCTGGCCGGAGTCGAACCGGCGACACCCCGCTTCGTAGGCGGGTGCTCTGTCCTCTGAGCTACAGACCATTGCGCCCCTGCGCTGCATGCACGCGCTTCTGTCCGCCCGGGGCGAGGCGGCCCGGCGACCCAGGGCGCAGAGTGCGCGAGGATCGAGCCGGGGCGTATTACGGGGCCGGGGTCGTGCCGCTCGCTGCGGCGGCCTCGGCCTTCGCCGCCTGGTCGAGGTTCGACAGCGGCGACCAGATGGCGAGGATGGTCTGAACGAGGGCGTTGTAGGCGGCGAGGTCCGGCGTCGCGGACGTCGGACTGACGGCCGGGAGCGCGGCCTCGATCGCAGCGATAGCCGCGACGAGGGCGTCAGTGCCGGGCGTCGGCGTGATGGGCGTCGAGGACACGCGACGGGTTCCTTACTTCGAGGTGGACGGTTTCGGCGCGGTCGCCGCACGGCGCGTCGCGCTCGACGTCGGGCGCGTCACGGCGCCGTGGGTCGCGCTCGACTGTGCGCTCAACGTTGGGCGCAGCGAGACGGTCGGCGTCGGCGCCGTCGAGGACGGCGAGAGCGGCGTCGAGGCCGAGGGCACGGCCGCGGGCGGCGGCGTCACGGGCGACGGCGAGGCCGTGCGCGTCGTGTGGATCGTGGCGGCGAGGGCGACGGCCGACAGCGCGGCCAGCAGCACAGCGGCGCGGCCGTCAGGGCGGCCGGAGTGGCGCAGTCTCACGCGGGCAGAGTGCTGGCGGACGCGAACCATCCGGCGATCTCCTCAGGGGTGAAGTCGGGGTAGAAGGGGCCGACGCGGGCGACGTACGCCGCTTGCGTCTCGCCGGGGTTGCGCCACGGCCGGTGCGCGTCGCGGTAGCTCGTCCAGTCGGCGAGGTCGAGCGGGTAGCCCCAGACGACCCGTTCGGAGTTCTCAGGGGCGAAGACGTCCTCGGGGGGCGCGTAGTTGTCGTCATCGTGCAGCACTGCGCGCCTCGCTCACCGAAAGTTGTATGCCCGTACGTACAGGTAGCTGCTATGCCAACCGGCGAAAGTCGTGAAGACCCGGGGAGTCACCCCGGGGTCCTACACGTGGCCCTGACCTGCATGTTTGTCTAGTGCCTCAAAAACCCATGCGCGAAGCGCGATGATGCACTACTCATCGTGACCTACGTGCTGATTGATGCACGCCGTCCCGCCTAGGGGCAGGGGGCATAGGTCGCGCTGATGCTGGCATGGTCAGGCCAGGGTGCGGCCGAGCGGGACGGTAACGCGAGGCGCGCACGGCCACACCCTCAGCACTGGACTTGCGTGCATGGCACGCCCTACACAGTGCCCTGAGGTTGGCCATGCTGTGATCGCTCCCCCGTTGGATGTGATCCACATCCGAGGCGGGCTTGCCACAGAGAATGCCTCGCTCATCGCGCATCTGACAGCGATACCTATCCCTGCGCAGCACTCGCGCACGAATGGCTTGCCAGTCGGGCGGTAGCTCTCCACGGCGTGCGGAATCGTTTGACCATGCCATCGGGAGATGCCTTCGCTCGAAAAGGGGGGTCGCCTGCGCCCGCGCATCCGCATCGGGTCAGCAGCGCTAGGCGTCAGGCGACAGAGCCTCTATACGGTACATGTCTGGCGGGGGGAAACCCGATCATGCACGGCGACGGCGGAAGGCACGCACGGGCGCCCACCAGTCCCGGAGCAAGATCTCGGCGTCGGCCGCTTCCTCGTCGAACTCGTCGTCTTCCTCGTCGTCCTCGGCGTCGAGGGCGATGCGGCCGGCCGACAGCCACGACGCGACGGCGAGCGTTTCCTCGGCCGAGGGCTTCGCGCCGTGGCCTTCGTCGAGCAGGCTTCGCGCCGTGACGAACGCGGCCACGCGTCGGCGCGAGATCGCCCCGCGCTCGATCGCGAAGTCGGCGTAGATGGCGTCAGCGAGCTTGTCGACGTCGCCGTTCGCGCTGGCACTGCTGAACCCGAATGTCATGCGCCCCTCACGTCTGCGGGCCGCGTGGTGAGCGCGTCTCGCCGGTCGTCGTTGATCAGGAACCCGGCGAACGACAACGCGATGTCGTGCTTCCGGTAGTGGTGGGCGCAGAACACCAGGTCGAGGCCATCTTTCACGAGCCGGATAGCGCCCTCGGCGCCGCACCGGTCGCACCGGTCGGCCTTCGTCAGGGGCGCGACCTCGTCAGGCTTGCGGCGGCGGCCGAGCATCACACCCACCCGCCCGTCAGGAAGTGCGTCGAGAGCCACGCCATGAACGCGACCAGGAGGAACCGGCGGAACTGCGCCCAACCGGTCCGGTCCTTGACGGGCTGACCGGGCTTCGCGCGCTGCGTGCCGAACCAGGCCCAGACGTGCTCAGAGAGCGTGTCGCCGTCCTTGCTGTTGAACAGGGCGATCCCCTCGACAACAGCGAAGTACAGCAGCCACACGAGCCACGCCACCGTGAACCCGCTCATACCAGATACTCCTTTTCGGGGTGACGCGCCACGGGCGCGTAGGTGTGGGACCGGTAGCGGTAGCTGTAGCTGTCGGCCCGACGAACTACGGCGTCGACCTGCGCGTTCAAGGTGTCGAGGTCGTAGTCGTTGCAGATTGTGACGTCTGGGCACACGCCGTCGAGGGCGTGCTCGCTGATGTGGCCGTCGCCGGTCTTCCCGGCCCGGTGCATGCGGATGGTGAACCCGCCACGGCGCCGGACGGCCTCGACCTCGTTCGGAAACCGGACGTCAGTCACGACGACCGAGCCCGACACCTTGTCGGCCTGGCGCATGGCGACGTTGATCCAGAAATCCGGCTGAATCTCGCGGATCGCGACGCCGTAGCGCTGGAGCGTCCGGCGGACCTCGGGTATCGCCTTCGCCGTCTCCCACCCGACCGTGTTGACGATCTCGCCGAGTCGCATGACGCGGAAGTCGAGCACGTGTCCGTGGATGTCTCGCCGGTCGTCGGCGACGACGATCGGATCGAGGGCGAGGGCGGCCTCACGCAGGGCGTCGGCGAATGCGACGCGGGTGAAGCCGTGTTCCTCGACCAGCCGCGCGGCGGCCGTGTCCTTGCCGGTCCGGGCGTACCCGGTCATGCCGATGATGTGCCGCATGGGCTACCAGCCTTCCGAGGTGATCGAGACGACGTTTCCGGCGATGGGGTGGATGGTGAGCGTCCGGCCGCCCGCGACCTCGATCCAGCGGCCGTCATTCGACACGCGGACGTCAATCCAGTTGTGCGGGCCGAGCTTGAACCGGACGCGCGCGTCAGGGCCGAGGCCGACCGGAACATCGTCGTAGGGATGCAGCACGGCCGACGACTGGTCGGGGTTCGTGCCTCGGCGGACGCGGTTCGCATCCTCGACCGCTGCGGCGGCGCGGGCGCGCTCGTGCTGTGCGTCCATCCGAAGACCGGCGATCAGGCGGCGTGCCCACGCGGGGAGCTTTTCCTCGCGGGCGTCACTGATGATGCTCACGCCTCGATCCCCCGTCGCACGTATGCGGCGGCCGAGTCGTAGCCGTACGCTTCGAGAGCGGCGGCGGCATCCTCGATTGCGCGGGTGATAGCGGCCTGATCGTTCAGCAGCCAATCGGCGACCATCATGATCAGCTTGATGCGCTCGTCGGGCCTGATCGTTCCGTCCGAGTAGCCTCGGCCGTTCGTCAGGGGCGCGAAGCTCTCGACGAACGCCTTCGCCTGGTTCAGCGCTTCCGCGCGGACGAAGGTCACGGTCTTGTTGACGTCGACCGAGAAGGACTTCGCGTCGATCATTCGTGCTTCTCCAATCCGATCGCGAACGCGAACCAGTCGGCGGCCGTACCGACGCCAGAGCCACCCGCGCCACGCGGGCCGGTGTACTTCTCGGCGACGACGGCCAGTAGCGCCTTGTCGAGGCTGAAATGGCGCTCGTTCGACTCGCGACCCTCGCCGATTTGGGTTGCGTAGGTGGTCACGGGCTCGCCGAACCATGTCTCGGCGTATTCGGTGATCGTGTACTCGCCGACGACCCACCGGTTCGTGATGCGCGCGTTGCCGCTCATGCGTCGTCTCCGCACTTGCACTGACCGCACCCGCACGGGCGGGCGGCGTGCTGCTGGGCCGGAATCGGCGTGACAGTGAACGCGCCGCTGAAGATGCGGCCGAGGTTGCGCAGGTTGCGGCTGAGGATCGCAGCGCGAACGGCGCGGTCTTCCTCGGGCGTGCGCGTGCGGCACGCGCGATGTTCGGGTGACTCCTGTTCCATGGTCTGCCTCTCCGTGGTCGGACGGGTGTACGAGGTACGTGCCGACCGGGAGGAAATGCGATCATGGACAGCGAAAAGGCCCCCGCTGACTTCGGGGGCCTTTTCACGATCAGGCGTTACAGCAGGTCGCCGAACTCATCCACGGACAGCTCTGCCACCTCGGGCCGCTCGGTGAACACGAGTCGGGGGTGCGTACCGCGCGGGTAGCACATGGCGTATTCGTACGCCTTGGCCAGCATGTCGCGTCGGTCCTCGGGCGTCGCCGACTTCCACGCGTCGGCCAGCGTGCGGCCCGTGGGGCGGCGGCGGGAGATGCGCTCGGGCGGGTTCTCGTCGAATACCGCGCGGGCAGCGGCAACGGCTTGCAACGCCTCGAAGTCGGCGGCCGTGGGCTTCTCGGCGAGCCGCGCCATGATGGCGGCGTGTTCGCGTTCCAGCCGGTCGCGCTCGGCGGCGCCGGGCATGGTCACTTCGGTGACCGTCTCGGCGACACGGCCCCAGCGAGTTAGATACGCGGCCTCGGCGGCTTCCTCGGCGATGACGCGGTCAATCGAGATAGCGCCACCGCAGATACCGCCGTCGCTGTGCGTCATGCACTTGTAGCGGCGGCTTGTCGCGCGCATCGGCCTTTCGCAGTCGTGGCACAGGAGAAGACCGGCGAGCATGGTCTTTGAGGTGCGAGGCGGACGGGCGCCCCCGCGCTGGCCTGTCGGCTCGGGCACGAACTGACGGCGCAACTCGGCCACCGTGGCATAGGACAGGATCGCCTCTCGGCCGGTCGTGCCGGGGCGCAGCGGCTCGCCAGCGTTGGCCAGGTTCGTGACGGAGCGAACGAGCGTCGTACGCGACCACTGGGCGCCCTGTACGGTCTTCTGACCGGAAGCGTTCAGCGAGCGTGCGATCTGCGAGGGCTTGACGCCAGCGAGCATGAGCCGTGCCGCTTCCTTGATCACGGCAGCCTCTTCGGGAACCACGATCAGGCATCCGGGGTTCTCGGGGTCGAAGCGGTAGCCGTTCGGAACACGGCCCACGTGGCGCCCCTCGTCGAGCATGCGGCGCACTCGGGCTGACATGCGCGCCACGATGCGCTCTCGCTCAGCGCGGGCGACCTCGGCGGCGATGACGAAGCGCCAGCGGAACGCGTCGCCTTCATGACTGTCGAGGCGGTCGTCATAGGACACGAAGCGCGCGCCGGGGCGCACGACCTTGCCTGTCGTCGTGTCTTTGCCCTCGACGACGTCAAGGACCATCGCGGCGGCGTTGATACCCTCGCGCGTGA